GTTATGTAAAATAGATGGAGAGTTTTATACAGGAAGATATATGTTTACTGTAGACTACACAGATAGTTATATATCAGACGATCCTGCACAACACAAACAGTCACATGTGTTAGAGCTTATAGATGCAGGACCATATACAGGAAACATCATAGCACTTCCTAACAATAGAGTTAGAGTTACTAATCCCGCTTTGTGGGTTACTGGAGAGGGCGCACCTGACTTTGCACCAAGTCAGTATATACATTCGGCAGAGATAGATAGTAGTTATATGAATCCTAATTTAACTTTCAACAATCTTTATAATGAGGAGAAGAAAAGTGCAAGGAAGAAAAAAAACTAAGTACATGTCTAAGGGCGGTGTTGTTAAACGCATGGGCGGTAGTAAAGTAGGTAAGAATACTAAGTATCGTTCTAAAGGCGGTGTAGTACGTAGGCGGTCTGGTGGTAAAGCAGGTCGTAAATAAGTGCAATAACTGTGGACATGACTCTCACTGTGGTAATCCTTTAATAAAAGAAGTTGACAGAGAGAATGGTCCTATAGAAGTTTGTAAGCACTGTAGATGCTTTAGATGTATACTACCTGATTGGGGATAAAATGACTCGTGATCCTAGAATTGGTACAGGTAAAAAACCTAAAGGTTCTGGTCGCAGACTTTATACGGATGAAAATCCAAAAGATACAGTACGTATAAAGTTTGCTACACCTGCTGATGCTAGAGCTACCGTAGCTAAAGTTAAACGCATAAGTAAACCATATGCTCGTAAAATACAAATACTAACTGTTGGTGAGCAACGTGCAAAGGTTATGGGTAAGACTCAAGTAGCTTCTATATTTAAAAAAGGTAAAGAATCTATAAGAAAGGCAAGAGGCAAAAATGGCACTCGTAAGAAAAACAGGTAAAAGAAAAAGAAAATCTTCTGGTAAGAAAGGTTCTAAACCTGCTAATCCTGCATTGTATGCTAGAGTAAAAGCAGAAGCTAAACGTAAGTTTGATGTATATCCTAGTGCATATGCCAATGCATGGCTAGTACGCACTTATAAAAAACGTGGTGGTACTTACGCATGAGCCTAAAAGAATGGTTTGGAAAAGGTCCAAAAGGAGATTGGGTGGATATAGGTGCGCCCAAAAAGAAGGGCAAGTTCCAATCCTGTGGGCGTAAGTCTACGAAAGGGAGTAAGCGTAAATATCCTAAGTGTGTTCCACGAGCTAAAGCTAAAGCAATGACTGCTGGACAAAGAAAAAGTGCTGTTGCACGAAAGAGAGCAAAGCCTCAAGGTGTAGGTGGTAAACCAACAATGGTAAGAACCATAGCACGTAAAAAGAAAACTGTTCGTAAAAGAAGGACTAAAAAGTAATGGCAGTTTCAGGCACATATGATTTTAACCTTGATATAGATCAGGTTATACAAGAGGCTTCTGAAATGATTGGTGGCGAAAGTACACTAGGTCATGAGCCTGAGTCTGCTCGTCGTTCTATTAATCTAATGCTTAAAGACTGGCAGAACAGGGGTGTGCTTCTCTGGTCTACTAGTACTACAGCAGTTACAGTAGTAGCCTCTACGACTTCTTATAACCTTGATGGTAGCACAATTAATGCTCTTGAGGTTGTTATTAGTAGGGACAATACAGATGTAAAACTAACCAGGATAACACCTGAAGAGTTTATGCTTATTCCTAATAAGACACAAACAGGTAAACCAAATCAATATTCTATCAGACGGGGTAGAGATAACCCTGTTCTTTCTGTATGGCCTCTACCAGATAACTCTACAGATATTATTAAACTAGAACTAGTTAAAGAATTACAAGATGTAAATAAATCTGCTATTCAAAATGCAGACCTACCTAAAAGGTTTCTGCCGTGTCTTACGATGGGACTGGCATATTATATGGCACTTAAACGTCCTCTTGTTCAACCAGATAGACTTACATTATTAAAAACTAATTATGAGGAAATGTTAGCTAGAGCATTGTTAGAGGATAGAGAAACTTCTAGCATTTACATTGTACCTAGATTAACATTTTATAACTAATGGCTACGCAAAAAAATGCATTAGCCGTATGCGATGAATGTGGTTTTGTTTATCCTCATAGGGTAATGAGACTAAATAGTTATGGCATGTTAGTATGCCCACAAGATTTTGAAGGACAGTATGATTTAAAAAACCATCCTCAGAACAGAGTAGCAAATGTTAAAGATGATCCAGCTATTCTTAATCCAAGACCAGATACAGGTGGACGTAATATAACATGGAATCAAGCAGGGACAGAATTTAGCTTAACCGCTCAATATTGGAAGTTAATATGACAAATTTAAATGATAAACTTATATCTCGTAGTTATCAACAGCTTCTTTTAGTAAGTGCCGCTGTTTCAAATACTGGAGTAGAAGCATCTCTTAAACCAGTACAAACTGGAGATGGTGCAAAAAGTGCGCTTGTAGTAGGCACCAGTATTATAAAAGTAAATGATACTTTAAATATAGCTGGCTTAGTTTCAGCAACAGGTAATATACATTCAGATCAACGAGTATGTGCTTCTGCTTTTTATGGAGATGGTTCTAATATATCAGGAGTAACAGCAGCAGTAGCTGGTAATATTTCAGTAAGTAATGCTGTGGTTGGCGGTACTCTTCAGGTATCTAGCACAGCTACAATAATAGGAGACACACATCTTCAAGCTGCTGTGTCAGTAGGTGGGGCTGCAAAGTTTGGTTCTACAGTAACTGTATCAGGTGAAGCTCATTTTCAAGATGCTGTATCAGTAGGTGGGGCTGCAACTTTTGGAAGTACTGTTATAGTATCAGGAGCAGCAGATTTAAAAAACAATGTAAGTGTAGGTGGTACATTCTCTGTTGCTGGTGTAGGTACATTTAGCTCTAAAACTGAATTTAAAAATGATGTATCTGTTAGTAAAAATTTAGATGTATTAGGAAATGTATCTGTTGGAGGCACAGCAGTTTTTAATAGTAATGTGTCTGTAAGTGCTAATATAAATGTAAATGGTAATGTAACTGCTTTATTTTATTATGGTGACGGTAGAAATTTAACAAATGTAGAAGCTGAACTAGGTACTGCTGCAAATATATCTGTTGAAGGTTTTATAAATGCTGGTGGTGATGTATCAATATCAGGCAATGCTACATTTAAAACAAATGTATCAGTTAGTGGCAACACTAATTTAGTTGGTACAGTTACTATAGGTGGAGCAACAAGTTTAGCATCTACACTGTCAGTGGGTGGGGCGGCAAACTTTGCATCTACGGTTACAATAGCTGGTAACACATCTATTGGCGGCACACTTATAACGACAGGCAAAGCAGAGTTTGAGGATGATGTATCTGTTTCTGGTAACACAAATCTTGGTGGAACTGTAACAGTTGCTGGCGCAGCAAGTCTTGCTTCTACATTATCTGTAGGAGGAGCAGCAAATTTCTTATCTACAGTTACTATTACAGGGGCTGCACAGCTTAATAATACGGTAACAATAGTAGGTGCAGGTACGTTTAAAGATGATGTATCAGTAAGTGGTAATACAAATCTTGGTGGTACAGTAACAGTTGGTGGTGCAGTATCATTAGCATCCTCTCTTTCAGTAGGTGGTGCTGCAAACTTCTTATCTACAGTTACCATTGCGAGTAATGTATCTATTGGTGGTACAGTTACTATTGGTGGAGCTAATGTTCAAGCTGCTAATGCAAAGGTATGTGCATCTGCTTACTATGGTGATGGGTCTAACTTAACAGGTATTACAGTATCTATTGAAGGTAATATCTCTGTTAACAATGCTACAGTTGGTGGCAATCTTCATGTAGGTGGAACAACAACAGTTGTAGGTGCTGCTATATTTAATAGCACTGTAACTGTATCAGGTAATGCTACATTTAAAACAAATGTATCAGTTAGTGGTAATACTAACTTAGGAGGTACTGTTACTGTAGGTGGGGCAGTAAGCCTAGCATCTAGTTTATCTGTTGGAGGTGCAGCTAATTTTGCATCTACGGTTACAATAGCTGGTAATACGTCTATTGGTGGTACACTCATAACAACAGGTAAGGCTGAGTTTGAAGATGATGTATCAGTAAGTGGTAACAGTAACTTTGGTGGTACAGTTACAGTGGGAGGTGCAGTATCATTAGCATCTACTTTAGATGTAGGCGGTAATACCTCAGTTGGTGGCACATTCCTTGCTACTGGCAAAGGAGAATTTGAAGATGACGTATCTGTATCGGGTAATACTGTTCTTGGTGGAACTCTTAGGGTCGCTGGTGCAACCTCACTAGAAGGGGCAGTTGATCTTAACAGCACTCTCACAGTAGCGGGTGCAGTAAGTCTTAACTCTACACTTTCTGTAGGTGGTGCTACTAACCTTCTTAGTACAGTAACGGCTGCTGGTAATGCTGGTTTCTTAGGTACGGTAC